AGGAACTTATCGCGTCGCCAATAAGAAAAGGTAGCCGAAGTGAGGCATGGCCGGAGTGGAGGGCGAAAGGGTAGCCGGGTTGGTGTCGGCGTGGTGTGGGTCACGTATCGTGCCAATGGGGCGGGGGAAGTGATGGGGGATCGATCGACACGGCGCGGGGATTCGGCGGGCGTCAAATGAACGAGCAACAGGCGCTCGATCCGGCGTGGGAGTTGCCGCCGCGCCGGGGCCGGGGCCGTCCGCGGCTCGAGGATGACGAGAAGGCGAAGCGCGGGACGTTGCGGCCGCATCGGGTCCGCGCGCGGCTGGCGGTAGTCGCGGCGGCGAAGGCGGCGGAAGCGGCGGCGTTGGCGGCGGCAATGGTGCCGGTGCGCGACTACGCGACAATCGCGGCGACGTATGCGGCGCACGTCCTGGCCGGCTGGATTCCGGCGTGTCGGTGGGTGCGCCTGGCGCTCGAGCGGGACGCGCGCGATCGGGCGACGTGGGGCGACGCCGGCGCGTACGCCTGGGATCCGGCGCAGGGCGCCGCGGCGTGTCACTTTCTCGAACAATTGCCGCACGTCGAAGGCGCCTGGTCGACGGCGACGGTGCGGCTCGAGCCGTGGCAAGTCTGGTTTGTGCTGACGCTCTATGGCTGGCGGCAACGCGCGGAACCGGCGCGGCGGCGGTTTACGTCGGTGTATCTCGAGCTCGGACGGAAGGGCGCCAAGTCGACACTGATGGCCGGGCTCCTGCTCTATCACGTCTGCCGCGAAGATGAACCGGGCGCGTCCGTCGTGTGCGGCGCGTCGACGGGCGCGCAAGCGCGGATCGTATTCACGATCGCACAACGGATGGTCCGGCGATCGCTGTGGTTGCGGGAACAAGGGCTCCAGGCGTTTCAGCATTCGATTTTCACGCCGGACGCGGTGATCAAACCGATCAACAGCAAAGCGTCGACGCAGGACGGGCTCAATCCGTCGTGCATTGTGCTCGATGAAGCGCACGCGCAAACCTTTGCCCTACACGACGTCTTGAAAAGCGCGCAAGGCGCGCGGCGGAATCCGCTGCTGCTGTGTCCCACGACGGCCGGCTATAACTTGCTGTCGGTCGGATACGCGCTCCGCACGACGGTGACGAAGGTGCTCGAGCGCGCGGTATCGGTCGATCACTTGCTCGGGCTCGTGTACGGGTTGGACGCGGACGACGACTGGCGCGATGAGCGGGTCTGGATCAAAGCGAATCCGATGATCGGCGTCACGCCGTCGGTCGAGTGGGTCAAAAATTACTGCGCCGATGCACAAGCGACGCCGGGGCTCGAGGCGGAGTTCCGGATTAAGGTCTGCTCGGAATGGGCGAATGCGGCAAGCTCGTGGCTGTCGCTGTCGGCGTGGGATCGGTGTGCGGATCCGTCGCTGCGGCTCGAGCAATTTGCGGGGGCGCCGTGTTGGATTGGGGGCGACCTGGCGCAGCTCGACGATCTGGCGGCGGTCGCGTACGTGTTTGAGCGGGCCGGCAAGCTGGTCGCGTTCGTGCGGTTCTATCTGCCGGAACTCGTGGTGCAGTCGCGGGCGCGCGCCATTCCGCAATATCTCGAATGGGTGCGCGAGGGGCTGTTGACGCTGACGCCGGGGAACATGATCGACTACGCGACGATCGAGGCGGATCTGCGCGCGGCGTGCCGGCGGTTCGAGGTGCGGGCGCTCGTGTTCGACCAATACGGATCCGTGCAATTAACGGGATCCCTCGCCAACGACGGGTATCCGGCGCGGGTCGAACCCAAAAGCGCAAAAACCATGACATTGCCGGCGCGGGAGCTCGAGGGGCGCGTGAACGCGGGCCTGTTCGCGCACGATGGGAACTCGTGTTTACGCTGGCAGGCGAGCAATGTCGTCGTGACGCGACGCACGGACGACACGTTGTTACCCAAGAAAGATACCGCGGAGTCCGCGAACAAGATCGACGGGATCGATGCGCTGCTCGAGGCGATGGGTGCGTGGCTGGCGGAGCAGGCGCGCGCGGCGCCGGCGTATCAGATGGTGATCATGTGAACGCCGACGCCGACGCCGAATCAGTTCAAGTCCGGACCGTGTGGGATATGCGGGAGCAACAGTTGGCGCTCGGCGCACTCCTCAAACGTGCCATGAAATTTCTGGTGACAGCGTTCGCAGAGCACGATGACATCCGTGTCGCGCTCGTGAAACAGACGATCGTAGTTCCGATGATGGACGTGAAACGGGCCGCGATGCCACGAGCAGAGGGCACACTGATGATTGCCGCGTTCTCTGGCTGCCTTGGCGACCTGCTCCCAGTGGGATGTTTCGAGATATTCCGGATAGGTCATGGTGCTTTTACTCCCTTCGCGCAACACGTTAGCCCCGCGGTCTAACCGGATCGATTTAATTGTTAGGAAATGATGCCTGACGATCCGAAACCCGGAAACGGGCGCGGGCGGCCGAAGATCGAGGCGGACGAAAAAGCCGTGGCGGTGTCGTTGTCGTTGTCGGCGCGGCAGTATGCGACGCTCTGCCGGCATGCGCGCCGGCGGCGGGTCACGCCGTCGCGGCTCTTGCGATCGATGCTCGCGCGGTTTCCGGGGTTCGGGCCGCTGGATTCCTGAGTAATTCGATTTTCTTCACAATTAAATTTTTGACACAGCCGGCGCGGGGCTATCGTCTCGGACCACATGGCGGACGGGGACGATCCGAAACCGGGGAACGGACGCGGTCGGCCGCGACTCGAAGCGGACGAAAGAGCGGTGTCCGTGTCGGTGTCGATTTCGCCGCGGCAGTATGAAACGCTCTGCCGGCACGCGCGGCGGCGCAACTTGTCCGCGTCGGGAATGTTGCGCTGGATGATTTCCGGGTTTCCGGGTTTCCGTCAGGATCCTGAGTAATTCGATTTTCTTCACAATTAAATCGGTCGATGGACCGGTGCCGCGTATCGTCTCGGGGCATGGCGGACGCGTCCTATCTGGTCCTTGAGGTCAAAGCGATCGACACGGGCGCGCGCACGTTTTCCGGGTTCGCGACGACGCCGGGGCTCGACCTGGGCGGCGATCGCGTGAATCCGTTTGGCGTCCGCGTCACGAATCCGATCCCGCTGCTGATGTATCACGATCGGACGCGGCCGATCGGCACGGCGGTACTCCACGCGGCGACGCCGGCGGGGATCCCGTTTACGGCGACGCTCGCGGACGTGCCGGAACCGGGCGTGTTGCGCGATCGGGTGCTCGAGGCGTGGCACTCGATTAAAGCGGGCCTGGCCTGGGCGGTGTCGATCGGTTGGCGACCGTTGGAAAACGGCGTGAAGTATCTGAAAGATGGCACGCGCGATTTGTTGGCGATCCAGGTGCATGAACTCTCGATCGAATCGCTGCCGATGAATCCGGCCGCGGTGATCGATACGATCAAAAGTTTGGCCGCGGCCGGCCGACACTCTGCGGGCGTCTCCGCACTTTCAGCAATGGGGCGGAGCATGACGATCGCTGAAGCGATTACGGGATTTGAACACAAGCGCGCGGCGCTGATGGGACAAGCGAACGCGATCATGGACGCGCGGCCGGGCGAAACGCTCGACGCGGCGGACGCGGATCGGTATGACGGGCTGCTGCTCGAGGTCAAGAGCATTGACGCGCACCTGACGCGGGAGCGCGCGCGCGAGGCGGCGGCGGTCGCGACGGCGACGAAGGTCGACGCGGGCGGGATCAAGACGATCGGGGCGGGCGCGGGGCGCGTCGTGTCGGTGAAGGCGAACGTGCCGCCGGGTCAGGGCTTTGTGCGCCAGGCGATGGCGATCATTGCGGGCAAGGGCTCACGGAGTGACGCGATCCGGATCGCGGAAGAGCGCTGGCCGGACATGCCGGAAGTCGCGCTCTCGCTAAAAACGGTCGTGGCGCCGGCGACGACGACGGGCGCGTCGTGGGCGAAGCCGCTGGTCAATGCGCCGGGCGGATCGGCGGAGTTCATGGCGATGTTGCGGCCGGCCACGGTGATCGGACGCATTCCGGGGTTGCGCGACGTGCCGTTCAACGTGGCCGTGCCGATGCAGATCGGCGGCGGCACATACGGATGGGTCGGGGAAGGCAAACCGAAGCCGCTGACGCAGTTGGCGTTTCAGTCCTTGTCGCTGACGCGGACAAAGATCGCGGGGATCCTGCTGATGACGGAGGAGCTCGCGCGGAGCTCGGATCCGAAAGCGGAGGAGATTTTCCGCCAGGACATGATTGCCGGGATCGGGGCGTTCAAGGATGCCCAGTTCTTGGATCCGGCGGTGGCGGAAGTCGCGGGGCTGCATCCGGGATCGATCACGAATGGCATTTCGGGATCGGCGGCGACGGCGGATCCGGCGGCGGATATTGCGGCCATGCTCGGCAAGTTCACGGCGGCGAACATTCCGTTGTCGAACGTGTCGATCGTGCTGTCGGAGTCGAACGCGTTTTCGCTCTCGATGTTCAAAACCGTCGGCGGCGAATCGATGTTTCCGGGTATGTCCGTGGCGGGCGGGTCGGTGGGCGGCGTGACCGTCGTGCCGTCGAATGCGGCCGGCACGAACGTGATCGGCGTCGCGGGGCCGTACATCCTGTACGCGGACGATGGGGCCGTCGAAATTGACGTGTCGAATCAGGCGTCCGTGCAAATGGAAACGGCGCCAATGGATCCGGCCGATGCGACCGTGGTCCACACGTCCCTCTGGCAGAACAACCTGGTGGGTCTGCGCGCGGAACTGTTCGTGAACTGGAAGCGGTCCCTGTCGGGATCGGTCCAGTTGATCACGGGCGCGGCCTGGGCGCCGTAGGTACCCTCACGGCGTGCTGGTGGGCCGGTCGCGCGGGTTCCTGGGCGGGGCAAGCGCGGCCGGCCTGATTTCGTTCTTGGTGGAGTGCAAGGGGGTCGGGTGCGGGTCCTGGGGCTCGAGATTCGCCGGGCATTGAAGCCGGTCGCGGCGCGACGGGACGGCGGCGGGCCGGTCGTGATCCGGGAGCCGTTTACGGGCGCCTGGCAATCGAACGCGGAGCTCACGGCGGACGGGGTGTTCTGCAATCCGGTCCTGTTCGCGTGTCTCGATTTGATTGCGCGCGAGATCGGCAAAATGCGGTTGCGCCTGGTGCAACGGGACGCGATCGGCATCTGGCACGAAACCACGAATCCCGCGTATACGCCGGTGCTCCGCCGGCCGAATCGGTACCAGACGACGCAAAAGTTTGTGGAGTGCTGGATCCTGTCGAAGTGCGCGCACGGCAACGCGTACATCTTGAAAGAGCGCGACGCGCGCGGCGTCGTCAAAGCGCTCTACCCGTTGGATCCGGCGCGCGTGTCGGTGCTGGTCAGTGATGACGGCGGCGTGTATTACGAGCTCGCGGCCGATGTCCTGAAGCAAGTGCCGCGGAGCGACACGGGCGGGATCGTCGTGCCGGCGTCCGAGATCATCCACGATCCGATGGTGCTGCTCTGGTCGCCGTTGATCGGCGTCTCTCCGATTACCGCGTGCGGCGCGACGGCGCTCCAGGCGCTCAGCATTCAGCAGGATCAGTCGACGTTTTTCGCGAACGGCGCGCGGCCGAGTGGCGTGCTGAAGGTGCCGGGCGCGCTGACGACGGAGAAAGCGGCGGCGCTGAAACAGCAATTCCGGGAACTGTTTAGCGGGGCGAATAGCGGCAACGTCGCGGTGCTGACGGACGGGATGTTGTTCGAGCCGATGCGCATGAACGCGGTCGATACGCAGCTCATCGATCAATTGAAACTGAGCGGCGAGACGATCTGCGCCTGCTATCACGTCCCGTTCTACATGGTGAACCAGGGCGCGGCGCCGGCGAATCTCGACGCCGAAAGCCTGGTGCAATTGTTCTATTCCCAGTGCTTGCAAAGTCTCACGACGGCCTTTGAAACGTCCCTGGATGCCGGCCTCGAGCTCGCGGACGATTTGGGGACCGAGTTCGATATCGATGATCTGATCTGGATGAACTCCGACGTCCGGACGCGATCCGCGAAGGAGTCGATCGGGTCGGGGGCGCTGTCGCCGGACGAAGCGCGCGCGAAGTATTTCGGGCTCGGGCCGGTGCCGGGCGGCGCGTCGCCGTACATGCAGCAACAGTATTTCAGTCTCGAGGCGTTGGCGGCGCGGGACGCGGCCGCACCAGCGCCGGCGACCGGGACAGCGGCGGACGCCATGCCGGCCGACGTCAAGGCGGCGCCGGCGCTGGAGGGCGGATCGGATCTGGCGGACTATGCGGCGCGGACACGCGCGGCGCTGCTGGCGCGGCGGGAGAGGTGGATCGATGCTGTCGCCTGAGCAATTGGCCGAAGTGATCGGCGGCGCGATCGAGGGGATCCTGGGCGCGGCGCTCGCGGGGATGCGGACGCGGCTGGCGGTGCTCGAGGCGCGCGCGGACGTGGCGCCGGATGCCAAGAGCCTTGGGGCGCTCGGGGAGCGGCTGGCGGCGCTCGAGGCCCGGCCAGCGGTGCCGGGGCCGGCGGGCGCGAACGGGGCGCCGGGGGCCGCGGGCGTCGATGGGTTGGGCTTTGGCGATCTGGTGCTCGAGCAAGTGAGCGACCGGGAGTTCTGTTTGAAGGCGCTGGCCGGCGATCGGGTGCGCGAGCTCGGGCGCGTGTCCTGGCCGGTGGTGCTCGACGCCGGCGTGTGGGCCGCGGCGCGGGCGTACGCGAAGGGCGACGCGGTGTCCTACGGCGGCTCGTTGTGGATCTGTCAGCAGGCGGGCACGACGGCGCGGCCGGAAACGGCGGACGGCGCGCGGGCCTGGCGCCTGGCGGTCAAACGCGGGCGCGACGGACGGGGGACGCCGTGACAGATCTGGTCACGCTCGACGACGCCAAAACGCATCTGAAAATCTTTGACATCGATCATGACGCGGAAGTCCAGGCGCGGTTGGACGATGCGACGGCGTGGGTGATCGGGTATCTCAATCAGCCGATCGATCCGGCCTGGGATGACACGACGGTGCCGGGGCCGGTGCGGGCCGCGGTGCTCGTGTATCTCACGTTCCTGTGGGTCCATCGGGACGACTGGGCGAACGACGGGATCGAAACCGGCACGCACGCCGGGATTGCCAATCTGTTGCGCCAGTGGCGCGATCCGGCGATTGCGTGACATGGGGATCGGCGCCTGGCGGACACGCGCGGAGTTTCTGACGCCGGTGCATACGCCGGCGCCGGACGGGAGCTATACGGAAACGCTCGTGCCGCTGGTGCCGCAATTTCAGGACGTGGGGATCCGGCCGGCCGGCGCGCGGGATCTGGAACGGCTGACGGCCGGCACGGTGACGAGCACGGCGGGCTTTGTGATCGAGACGTGGTGGCATCCGGGCGTGACGATGGAAACGGTGTTGCGGGTGCCGGGCGCGGCCGGCGCGCGGCTGTTGTCGGTCCTGTACGTGGGCAATCCGGACGGGCAATCCACGTATCTGGAACTGCTCGTCGCGGAGCGGGTGTTGTAGTGCCGCGGGGTCCGAGCGGTCCCAATCTGGCGTCATGGTCGGGGCTGCCGGCGTTTGCGCGCGATCTGAAAGCGCTGCCGCGCGAAGTGGTCGACGCGGCGACGCCGATCGTGGCGACGTGGGGCACGAAAACGGCGGCGCAAATCAGCCTGGGGTATCCGGTCGTCACGGGGATCCTGGCGGCGCGGGTGCGGTCGACGCTCGAGCACGGCGCGACGTTTGGGGTCCGCGTGAAGGTGGTCAGTGCGGCGCCGCACGCGCATCTCTACGAGCGCGGCTCCTACAAAACGGGGCAACGGTTTACCGGGAAGCGCGGCGGGCCGCGGGCGAATCGCGGCGTGATGCCGGCGGCGCCGGCGGCGCGCGCGTTTATTCCCCAGATGCAGGCGGCGCGACGCGAGCTCTATCCGGTGCTGGCGCGGCTCGTGGCGTCGTTTGGGTTTGCGGTCACGGGGGATCTGAGTGGATAGCGCGGCGATTGACGCGGCGCTGGTGGCGTATCTGCGCATCGACGTGACGCTGGCGGGGCTGCTGCCGGATGGGGTCTGGTTGGACGCGGCGCCGCAAAACTCCGAGGTCTATACGCTGGTGCGGCTCGTGGAGTCGCGCGACGAGGGCACGTTTGACGGGCGCGGGTTTGAAGTGGTCGCGTACGAAGTGCTCGCGGTGGGCATGAGTCGCGCGATCGACGGCGCGACGCTGGCGGAGGGCGCGGCACGGATCGATGCGCTACTCGACGGCGCGCAAGTCCAGCCGGTCGGGTATCCGGGGCCGGCGACGGTCGCGCGCGTCGGGCGGATTCGCGGGGCGTTGGATCTGGCGGACGAGGATCGCTCGGTCCGGTGGTTTCGGCGCGGCGGGGTCTACGAAGTAATGGCGCCGAACTGACGGCGCGGAGGGCGGATCCATGATTCTGACAGGACGATACGGCGAAGTCTGGTATGCGCCGGCGCCGTCGCCGGGCACGCTGGCGAAGATCGCATCCATCAACACGTTCAAGCTCGATAGCAAAGCCGACTACGAGGATGTGACGTGCTTCGGGGATACCAACAAGGTCTACATTCCGGGCCTGATCGACATGAGCGGATCGTTTGCCGGGTTCTGGAATAGCGCCGATCTGACGCTGTTCGAGGCGGCCGTGGCGACGGAGCCGGGGACGCTGAAGCTCGTGCCGAATAACACGGAGCCGTTGTTCTATTGGACCGGCCTGGCGTATCTCGATGCGTCGATCGAGTGCACGTTGCAGGCGCCGAAGGTGACGGGGACGTTCAAGGCGGCGGCGTCCTGGACCGGACCGGAGCAGGCGTCGACGCTCCGCGCCGGCGGGGACGCGACGCGGGTCCAGCACGCGGCGTAAATGGCGGGCGGGCGGCATACGGTCCGCGCGACGGGGCGGGCCGGGCTGCTGACGATCGGCGGCTACACGACGGCGGCGGTGTTGGGACCGTGGGCGCTCGTGCCGGCGCCGGCCGGCGGCGCCTGGCGCGTGTCGTCGACGATCGTCCGCGTGGCGCTGCCGCGGGGGCTGTGGGCGCGGGATCTGTGTTTCCAGGCGCCGGAACTCACGGGCGCCGCGGTGTGGCGCGTGCGATCGTTCACGGTGACGGGCACGGCAATCGGGGCGGATCTGGATCCGCCCGTCAAATAAGGGGGCCGACGTGGGGCGGTTTGTCCGACCGGAAACGGTGACCTTGACGCTCGAGGATGGCGCGCGCGTGATCGTGCGGCGCCGGTTGAATACCGGGCAACAGACGGCGCGCATGGTCCGCATGTACGCGGCCGGCGTCGACGATCCCGGCAAGCTCACGGTCAAGGTCTTCGAGGTCGGGCGGGCGACGGTCCTGGCGTATCTGCTCGATTGGACGCTGGCGGACGATGACGGGGAGCTCGTGCCGATCCGCGGCATTTCGGCGGAGGAGCTCGAGGCGGTGCTCGACGCGTTGGCGCCGGACGCGTTCCGCGAAGTGCGGGACGCGATCGAGGCGCACGAAGCGCGGGAAACCGCGGCGCGCGAGCAGGAAAAAAAAACGATCCGGCCTGGCGCGATCGCATGAGAACGAATCTGCGGATCGCGCGGCGGTGCGGCTGGCGCTATGAGTGGGTCGAGGCGCTCGATCCGGACGTCTACGCGGTGCTCTGCGACGATCTGCGCGACGAACAGACGGCGGACGCGGCGGGGTAACGCATGCCGATTACCGGAACCTTCCTGGCCGATTTCTCGCAATTTGTCTCCGAGGTGCAAACCGCGGTGGTCGCGCTCGACGGGTTGACGGGCGAGGCGGACGCGGCGCAACGCGCGCTGACGGAGGTCGCCGGCGTCGATCCGGCGGGGCTCGAGGCGACGGCGGCGGCGGCGAAGGACCTGGCGGCGAACGTCGCGACGGCCGGCGGATCGTTCGGCGGGCTGTCCGGCGACGCGGCGGACGCGCAAGCGGCGGCGGAAGGCATGGCGGGCTCGTTTGGCGGCCTCACACCAGGCCTTGAGGCGACGGGGACGGCGGCGCACCAGGTGACCACGGAAGTGGGCGGCATGAGTGGGGCCATGGAGCAGGCGAAAAGCCTGGCGGCGGCGCTCGGGATCGGATTGTCGGTGGGCGCGGTCGTGGCCTTTGGGCGCGCGATGATCGACAGTGCGGGCGAGATTCAAAAGATGGCGGACGCGACGGGGCTCACGACGTCCCAGGTGCAAGGGCTGACGGCGGCGGCGGATCAAACCAGTACGCCGATCGGCGTGTTTACGAGCGCGATTGCGACGCTGCAACAACGGATGGGATCCGGGGATTCCGGGTTGATTGCGGCGACGGAAGCGCTCGGGCTGTCCTGGCAGGAGTTGATTCATGCGTCGCCGCATGACGCCATGACGGCGTACGCGCAGGCGCTCGAGGGCGTCGACGACAAGAATCGCCAAGCGGCGCTCGGGGCGGACGTGTTTGGGAAGTCCTGGCGCGAGCTCGGCGCGTCGGTCAAGGCGGGGGCGCTCGAGGTCGCGGAGAATGCGCCGAAAATGAGCGACGGCGCGTTAAAAGTGCTGAACGATTTAGACAAAAAACTGAAGGAAACGACGGCGAATTTTAAGGTGTTTGTGTCGGACATTGTGGCGGCGATGGCCGGCGAAAAAACATCGGCGTCGCTGCAAGCGACGGCGGACGCGGCGAAGGCGGCGGCGGCAGAGTTGGCGAAGATCCCGCCGGTCGCGCGCGACATGGTGGAGCCGTTGAAGGTGTCGACCTCGGCGTCCGTGGATCTGGGCACTCAACAAGAGTTGTTAAAGCGGGCCGTCGAAGCGAACGCGATCGCGATCGAACATGCGACGCCGGCGTATCAGGCGTGGGCGCGGGCCGTGGCGGAGCTCGGCACGGCCGGCGCGTCGTGGTATCAGACGCTCCAGGGGATTGACGGGGCCGTGGTGGAAGCGCTGCGGTACTACCTCGAGGCGGGCGTGCAACAGGGCGTGTTGGCGACGGCGTACGGCTTGACGGCCACGCAAGTGCGCGCGGTCGCGGACGCGCTGACGGCGGAAAAGGGCGCCAATGCGGCGGCGCTCGAGATCGGGACGAAAGCGCTCGAGGCGCGCGCGGCGGACGTGCGCGCGATGCAAGAGCAGGTGAACGGCCATAACGCGCTCGTGTTGAGCACGATGGAAGCGGACAAAACGTCGCAAGCGTACTATCTGAAACTGGCGGATAGTGCGCGCGTCGCGTACGAGATTGCGCGGACGCATGCCGATCAATACACCGCGGCGCGGATCGAACAATTGCGGCAGGAGTCCGAAGCGGCGACGGCGACGCTCCAGAACTGGCAACAGGCCGCGGAGCAGGCGATGAGTAGCACGGGCAACGCGGTCGACGCGACGCGCGCGCAACTCGCGGCCTTGACGGCCGAACTCGCGACGCCGTTGGCGACGATCCGCGGCGAGGTCGCGCCGGACTACGTGTCGCCGTTTGGGCCGGTGCCGGGGATGGGCGGCCGGCTGCCCGCGGGCGCGGGCGGGAGCGTGTCGGCGGCGGACGCGGACGCGTATCGGCCGGCGAGCTATGGCGCGATTGGCAATGTCTTTATTCAGCCGCCGACGAGTCTCGTCGGGCGGTTTCGGACCGAGGCGCCGACGGTCAATCTGCAAGCGGGCGCGGTGACGCTGAACTATCCGATCATGAATGATCCCGCGGCGCTGGCGCAGTTGGGCGATACGGTGGGGCGCGCGATCCTGTCGAACGTGACGCGGCCGGGCACGGTGGTATGAGCGCGTATCCGGCGACGTGTCTGCTCGGGCATCGGCTCAACGCGTTCCGGTTGGGGCACGTCTCCGCGGCGCTCTACATCAACATCGGCGGCGCGTGGACGGGCGCGGCGCAGGGCGTCCTAGTGGAGTCGCTGGCGATTTCGGATCGGTTGAACGACGAAGCCAACACGCTGATCGCGACGATCCGCGGGACGCGGCCGGTGGAGGGCGGGCCGATTCGCCTGGCGCTCGGGAGCCAGCACGCGGTGCCGCTGTTTGCCGGCACGATGCTGCGCGTGACGCGGGTCTGGGGCGCGGACAATCCGGCGCATGTGCTCTATCACGTCGAAGCGACCGATCCGACCTGGCAGCTCCAAGGCACGCTGTTCTCGGCGCGCTACGAAAACCAATCGGCGTCGACGATTGCGGCGGATCTATTGACGCGGGCGCCGGCGGGGTATACCGGCGTGATCCAGGCCGGGTTGCCGGTGCTCGACACGCTCTCGTTCACCAATACCACGGTCATGGATGCGTTCGTGCAATTGGCGAAACGGATCGGCGGCTATACGCTCTGTGACTATCTGGCGCGCGTGCATCTGTTTACCACGGACGACGCGACGGCGGCGCCGCGGGCGCTCTACGCGGATCATCCGTCGCTGGCCGGCGTCTCGTACGTGCGGGATCTGACGCAAATCATCACGCGGGCGATCGTGGAAGGCGGCGGCGTCAACGCGCTCGCGCCGGTGCCGCCGGGGTCGCCGGTGCTGCCGGTCGAGACGGTCGCCTGGTATGCGCCGGGCGGCGGGTATGTCCGGAGCGGCGCGCAACGGATCCAATATGCGGGCGTGACGGCGGGCGGCGCCGGGAGTTTCGCCGGCACGGGCGTGACGCCGACGACGGCGCCGGCGGTGACGGCGACGATCGGGACGAGTCCGGTCGAGCTCGGGGCGCATAGCTACGCGTACACCTGGGTGACGGGCGTCGGGGAAACGCTCCCGAGTCCGTTGGGGACGGTGACGCTCGGGGCGCCGGCGCTCCCGGCGGCGGTCGACGTGGCGGCGATCCTGAACGTCACGAGCGGGCTCGTGATTGGCGTCACGTATACGTATACCTATGCCTGGTCGTACGTGGCGAGCGATACCGATGTGTCGCAAGTGTCGGCGGTGCAACCGGACACGCGATCGGCGGTGTGCCAAGCGTGGCAGAAACCGTCCAGCATCGCGACGCCGGGCACGGCGCCGGGCGGGGCGCTCGAGCGCGTGACGCCGGGCGCGATCGACGCGGGCGCGCACTGGTACGCGTATACGTGGACAACGGCGATCGGGGAAGGGCTCCCGTCGCCGGCGATCGGATTCACGCTCGGCGCGCTGACCCCGCCGACGGCGGCGCCGGTGTGGACGTCGGTCAAGGCGGGATCGGCGTGGGCGCCGGATCCGTCGCATGGGTTTATCGTGGGCGCGCCGGTGCGGGTCGGCGTGGTCGTGAGCGGGGCCGCGCTGGTGGCGCCGGGGACGCCGGTGAGCGCGATCGGGCCGCCGTCCGCGACGTTCACGTTAGTGCAAGCGCCGGGCTTTGCGGCCGGCTGGATCCGGGTCGAGCAATTTACCTGTGTGCGGACGGCGGACGCGCAAGCGACGGAAGGGTTGTTGTACGTCAGTGCCTTCAATGGCGCGGCCGGCGCGTGGGATCCGTGGTTTCCGGCGTCGGCGGCGTCCTATAACAACACGGGCACGGGGACGGCGCTGGTCGATTTCGATCGGGCGCCGGGGACGGCGTACCCGTTGCCGCCGGCGACGCCGTGGGGGCGCGTCACGGTGACGGGCCTGGCGGCGGGATCGGGCGGCGTCACGGGGCGGAAGCTGTATCGGACGGCGGCGGGCGGCGGGGTGTTGCGCCTGCTGGCAACGATCGCGAACACGACGGCGACGACCTACAGCGACGGGGCGCCGGATAGTAGTCTCGGCGCCGAACCGCCGACCGCGGCGCTCGATACGGTGCCGGGCGGCATCACCTGGGCGCCGTATCCGGGGGCGTGGGATCCGGCGGCGAAACGGTTGCTCGCGTTCCGGGCGCTGGCCGGACAATGGCGGCTCGTGAAAGCGTTGCCGGTCGGGCAGGCCTGGACGATCGGCACGTATCGCGACACGGTGAGCGACGCGGCGATTGCGGCGGATCCGGCGACGTATCCGGCGAATCCGGCGCCGGGCGCCGGGAATGCGACGCTCGGGCGGGCGGTCGTGAGCGGCGTCGCGCCGGGCCCGGCCGGCGGCGTCGGGGTCACGGCGCGCCGGATCTACCGCACGGCGGCGGGCGGCGCGCAATTGAAACTCTGGGCGACGCTGGCGGATAACACGTCCACGACGGTGCCGGGGTATGACGCGACGCCCGACGCGAGTCTCGGGGCGACGGCGCCGACGTCGGATACGGCCGGCGTGATTCAAACCGCCAAGTTTGTGTCGGCGGGATCGACCGAGTTGCCGGTCACGAGCACGGCGCCGTTCAGTGACACGGGCGGGTATGTGCAGGTGGGCACGCAAGTGATCGGGTATCGCGGGCGCTCGAGCACGGCGCTGACGGGGGTGCCGGCGACGGGGGATAACGCGATCGGCACGTCGATTCCCTGGGGCACGCCGGTGACGACGGCGCCGGCGCTGATCGGGATCCCGGCGACGGGGGCCGGCGCGATCCGGTGGGCGCTGCTCCGCGGCGATCCGGTGAATGTGGTCGTGATCGTCGACGATTTGCCGGCACAAGCGGCGCTCGCGGCGCTGCTCGGCGGCGGGGACGGCGTGCGGGAGTCGCTCCTGGCGGACGGGCGGATCGGGTTGACGGAGGCGGCGGCGCGCGGGCGGGCGCTGCTCGCGGCGAATAAAGCCGTGCGCGAAACGGTGGCGTATCGGTCGCGCGATCCGAACACGCGATCCGGGGCGCAACTGATCGTGGATCTGCCGCCGCCGACCGACATCCACGGGACGTATCGGATTCAGGACGTCGGGATCACGCGGTTTCACGCGCGCGGCCTCGTGCCGCCGACGTATGAGACGCGCGCCAGCTCGCAGCAATTCACGTTTGAGGATTGGATCCGGCAATTGGCGCGGACGCAGGCGCCGCCGGCGACGGGAGAATAGGGATGCCGATCAATCGGGCGCCGTTTAACGCGCTGGTCGATGACGACGGGAGCAACAGTCTTGGCACGCCGTGGAATAAAGCGGCGATCGCGGGCGTGATCCTGGATCCGGTGGATGCGGCGCTGACGCAGGCGTGGCAAACGGTGCCGTTTAGCGCGGCGAATTTTGCGGCCGCGGCGCCGCTGGTGTGGACGGTCGGATCGGCCGCGGTGATCCGGAACCGCTATACGCTCAGCGGGAAGATCCTGTTTTGGAGTATCTATCTGTCGTGGTTTAGCGGCGGCAATGTGCTGAGCGGATCCCCCGGGCCGGCGCTCTATCTGACGCTCCCGGCGGGGCTGTCGGGGCAAGCCCAAAGCGTGACGATCGATTTTACCGCGGGGATCGCGGGGATCCCGGCGTCGGCGGGGCTCTACGGGTCCCCGAATAATACGCGGCTCGAGCTGTCGAAAAGCGTGGGCGGCAATTTTGCGGTGACGGATGTGCCGGGGATGAACTTCAATATCTGGATCGAGACGACCTGATGGCGCCGCCCTTTCCGCCGCACGGCGATCAAAAGCAATACACGGAACGGCCGCTGAAGATCTACGGCGAACAGTGCGTGGCGGGTGGGCCGCTGCCGGTGGGCGTCCAGACGACGGCGCCGGGCGGCGCGACGACGCCGCCGTACGTGATCGACGCGGCCGGGCGGTATTGGCCGGTGCCGGTCGGGGCGTGGGTCGTCTCGAGTCGGTATAGCGGGGCGGTGCTCGAGGTGCTGTCGGACGAGGAATTTACGGAGCGGTTTGGGGGCGGCGGCGGGCCGAATAGTCTCCCCACGGGGGGCTAGGGCGGAAGGGATGGGCGGAAGCCGCCGCAAGGTGTGGGACGGTCAGGAGTTAGGGCGTGGGGGATCCGGCTCCTAAGCGGGGGGCCGCCAGTTCAAATCTGGCCGGGCGCACCACAAAACACTCAATAAAATCGCACTGTTTCGGTTTTGATTCGCCGTTGCTTTCGGTTCTTGCCGCGATTGCCTCACTCTCAAAAACTCTCAATAAATCTGCACGTCTCTCAGGGATAGGGCGGAAGAACAGGGCGGAAGAAACCGCGCTGGAATGAGCCCCTTTGCGAGCGGAAGCGGGCGGGGGCTCGATCGTGCGAAGGCGGAAGAGGGCGGAAGAGGGCGGAAGTCGGTCGGGCTGGATCTGTCAGTACTGCCCGTTGGTGGACACGGCAATTTTACGGTATACCGCTACCTTCCCTTCGGGGCTGGCGGGCGATGTAGCGCCCGCCAGCGGCCTTCCCGGGGTGGTCTAGTGTGTGATCTTGGACGCGGCCGGCACATGGCGCGGGCGGCGGGCGAAGGCGTCCGCGATCGCCACGCCGGCATCGCGAAGGCGTTTGGACACGGCGCCTTGCGCGTAACGGCGGGTCGTCCGGGGATCCGCGTGATCGAGTAATTCCTGGGTGACGTGGAGATCGTCTGTGGTTTCGTACGTAAACGCGGCGAACGAGTGGCGGAGATCGTAGGGGCGCATATGCGTGGCGCGCGACAAATCGAGGTCCGGGCGGTCGATCCGGAGGGTGGCGATCGCGCGGTCGCGGGCCGCGGTGAACGTCCGCCAGAGCGAGGATTTCGAGGCTGTGAGCCCCCAACAGTCGGCCACGTCGAAGGCGCGGAAGGCCTCGAGGGCATCGGCGCTGATCGGTTTGCGGCGCGGCAACGTGCCGGCGCCTTTCTTGCGGCCGGGGACGGTGATCGTCGGCGGCGTCGCGGTCCAATGCACGTCGCTCCGGGTCATGGCGTAGAGCTGCGCCGGCGTCACGGGCGCGTATGCGAGCACGCGGATCCGGGCCTTGGTTCTCGAGGGCGGTTTGATTTCGCCTTGGCGGTTGCCCGTGTCGCGGAGCTCCGCCAAGATCGCATCGATCAATTCGTACGGTACGTCGCGCGCGGGCGGGTCGCCGGCGTCGAATTTCGGCACGTCGCGCACGGGGTTGGGCGCGTTCTTGCCATCGAGCACGGTGAACAGATGGGACAGCGCGGTCCGGTAGTGATTCTTGAGCGAGGCCGACGCGGGGTGCGACGGATGCCCGGGCGTCGCGATCGTGTGCAAGGTGTTGAGCGCGCGGCGAATTTCGTCGTGCTTCAACGTATGGCGTTTGCGGTTGGGAAATTGCGCGATCCACCAATCGAAGTGTTGCCGGCGCTCGGCGGTGCGTTGTTTGGAAAGCGTGACCGTCTGAAAGTACAAGCGGATATCGGCGGGCAGGTTGCCGCGACGCGTGTCGGCGGTTGGATCTTTCGTGCGATCGGCCAACAAGCGCGCGAGCTCGCGGGCCTTGCAGGCCTTCAGCACGTCGCGATCGGTGTCGAGCGGGAACCGATACTCCTGGCTACGGCGCGCGCTCGGTGTGCCGGCGGTGCCGATGCGGACGAGCACGGAAAAGCCGTATGCGTCCTGATAGATGCCGGGTTCGAGGGTGATACGACGGGGGCGGTTGCTCATGGCTGAGTGAGATTTTCCTTTCGGTTTCGGTCGTCCGCATTCAATTATACAGATTCGTATACAGAATCGGTATTGAGGGGGGCGGACACAGAACAAGGGGCGGCGGCGATGGCGGCGACACAGCGGCGACAGTCGATCCGGCTCTCGACGGCGGAGGCGCAGCAGATCCGGCGGCAACGGCAACTTCCGCCGGCGCTCCAGCGGGCGTGTCAGGGGGTTATTTCCGAGGTTTACCGCGTGCACGTGCTCGGCCGCTCATGGCGTCCGATACCGTTAAAAGTGCAGCGCGCCCTTCGGGCCGACACGCGCGAAAGTTCAGAATCAGCCGGGCCTCGTCTGGCTGTGACGGGACGTTGAGCAATTCCCCAATGGTGTGGCTGAACACACCGGCCATTTGCTCGAGCGTCGGCAGATCCGCGTCTAGTTCCCCCGCGAGATAGCGCGACATCCAGCCTTGGTTGCGACCAATGGCGGTGGCGAGTTGCGTCTGCGTAAAGCCCGTGGCGTCGATCCAGCGGCGGATCTGACTGCGGGCGGTTTCATCTAAAGACATCACAACACGGCGGCGGGCGCGCGGCTCGGACATATCGTCGCGCGCACTCTAGCGCACTATACGCATTCCGCATAAGTCTTGACAGGCCCATTCCGTTCGGGATATGCGTATGCGAAATGGGTAAGAGTGCGCAGAAACGAGCACGCCGATTTTCGTCGCTGGCGGCGTATCTCGAGGCGTCGGACGTCTCGCAACAGGCGCTCGCGGCGCGCGTGGGCACGTCGCAAGCGCACATCTCGCGCATTGCCGCGGGGCTCGTGGTGCCGGCGCCGGCGCTCGCGGTCCGGTTGGCGACGGTGGCGCGCGTGCCGTTGGCCTCGTTTACGCGCGCGTACCTGGCCCGGCATGAATCCGAGGAAGCCGAGGTGACGGAATGAGTGCGGAACTCGCGGCGGTGCCAGCACTCGACGTGCCGGACGATGCGGCGGCGCTCGCGGCGTCGTTGACGCGCGCGCGGGCCGGGGCGCTGCTCGACGTGACCGACATGCAGCGGATTTTCAAGATCCGCAGTCCCGCGACGTTCTTTCGGTTGCAGAAACGCGGGCAGTTCGATCCGTTTCGCGTCGCGTTTCCGGTCGGGACGGCGCGGTACTCGGGCGTGTTGGTGTGGCGGTATCTCGAGGGGTTGGACGTGGGCGAATCGGGGCGCAGTTTCTTTGGCCGGAAACGGCGCACGGCGAAAGCGGGGCTCTGATGTTACGGCCGATCGTGCTGTCCCATAGTGCGGATCCGGATCGTCCCGTCGTCGACGGCGTAACCGTCGCGCGCTGCGGGGCGCTGATGCCGGCGCGGAACGCGAGCGGCGATCCGATCTGCCTGACGTGCCGGCGCGCGCTCGGCCTGGTGGCGGTGACGGATCCGGCGGTGCTGGCGTGTCGGCGGTGTGGGGAGGATCGGCTAGTCGAGCTCGAGGCGACGACGGCGAGTTGTGCGGTCTGTGGCTATGCGTGGCGGGTGTTCGCATGAAATTTATGACGGGCGAATTTTTCTACGTCGATCGGTGGCTGGCCTCGAGCGCATTTTCACTGCCGATCGAAGTGCGCGGGCTCTATCGCGAGATGCTCTCGCGCGCGTGGTTGAACGGCGCGAAATTGCCGAATGACCACGACGCGATCAAACGGTTGGTCGGCGCGAGTGAGAAGGAGTGGCGCCGATGCTGGCCGTCGATCGAACGCTACTGGCGCATCGATGGGGCGTTCCTCGTGAACGACGTCCAGCGGAAGATCTATGCGACGTCCGTGGCGCGGGCCTCGCGGGGCCAGCGCGGCGCCGGCGCGCGGGCACAGTTGCAACTCCTGAAATGAAGGCGACCGTGTGCTTAAACGCTGCTAAACCGTGTGCTTAAACGCTGCTAAACCGTGTGCTTAAACGCTGCTAAACCGTGTGCTTAAACGCTGCTAAACCGTGTGCTTAAACGCTGCTAAACCGTGTGCTTAAACGCTGCTAAACCGTGTGCTTA